TTTTTAGCGCTAGCGGACAAGCGGGGTTTGATGTGAGTGGAGGAAATGTAGTAAAAAACATCTCAGGTGTAGGTCTTACCGCTTGTAAGATAATCGCGTTTTTAAACGTTAAGACGGCAAGTGGAGGTGGCGACCAAAATATAGCCCTTCGTTTTATAAAGAACACTACTTCTATTCCTACCGCTGAAGGGCACGCTACAGTAAATCAAAATCACCCTGGTGAGATTACATTAGGCACCATTCAGTCGTTAGCTTTAAACGATACTATTGGGCTACAGATTAAAAATGTAGGCAGCACAACTGACTTGGTGATAGACCACGTTAATCTCATTATTACGTCTCTATAGGCTATGCTTATCCGTAAGATATCAATAGGCTCTGACTACAAAGACAGCGCTATGCACTATGTAGTTGGTCAGGATGTATTAAACGGAAACTATCGTATCCATCATATACGTCAAAATGACGACAGGTCTATTTTGATATGGATTGAAAAAGAAAAAGAGATATACCTGTGGAAGCATTTTAGGGAAACTATGCCCATTTCAATTGAATATAATTTAAATTTTTAATGCAATCTCCTACTTGTTTTATAGCCTACCCATTAGGGCATAAGCGTTACGATAACACTAAGATGATTGGTGAATCAGAAATAGTTACAAGTACTTCTGAAGAAAATCATAAAGCATCAAATAGGCTTGCAGTAGTAAAGTCTGTACCCCTAAAGTATGATGGCCCAATAGAAGAGGGAGATACTCTTTTAGTTCACCACAATGTCTTTAAATTTTATAATGACATAGCAGGAAGAAAAAAAAGCGGGAAGAGCCACCTATGGGAAGAGTTGTTCCTAATAGATAACGAGCAGTTCTTTATGTATAAAAAAGGGGAGCAGTGGTATCCTCATGGTAGGTACTGTTTTGTAAAGCCTGTTCCTCCCAGCAAAACTGGCATGTTTAGGCCAACTTCTGAGGAGCCCCTAATGGGTATAATGAAGTATCCCAACGAATATCTTTTGAGTCAAGGGATAAAACAAGGTGCTCTTGTTTCTTTTACTCCAGATTCAGAGTATGAGTTTGTGGTTGATGGCGAAAAACTTTACAGGATGTACGACCATCAAATTGCATTTACTCTATGAACTCTAAAGCATTAAAAGAACAGGTAATATCTGCAGGATATCGCGCGGTAGAGCAGCTAGTAAAAGTAGCCAGAGAAGATATTATAAAGCCAGACCCTGAGGATGAGTTGGCTGCTGACCGACTCAAGAATGCTGCAGCAACAAAGAAGCTTTGCATATTTGATGCGTTTGACATTTTAAGCAAGATAGAATCAGAGCAGGAAGAGCTTAACTTGCTACAGGGAGATTCAAGTAGAACGGATAGTAAGCGAGGATTTGCAGAACAAAGAGCCAAACGATAGCCTGTACACAAAAAAACCAGGCTTTATACCTAAATCTGTTCTTGCCAATAAGAACAGGGCAAAGACATGGGCTTATGGTTACAATGAAAAGTACCGTGTTATTGTAATTTCTAAAACAGGTCAGATTGGTGATGTAATTAATATATCGGGTGTAGACATAGCTCTTCCGCCTACCCCAAAAAATATATCTAAGGAGCCTGACTACTGGGTTCGTCAAAATCTACCCAAGCCTCTGCAACGAATACAGTCTATATTTCAGTGGAACGACATGCCTTCTTCATTTAAGAATGAATGGATAGATTACATTGAAACACAGTTTGATTCTAGAGAAAATGGACATTGGTTCATAAACAAAGGAGTTCCTACTTATATAACAGGCGCTCATTACATGTATCTGCAGTGGGCATCTATTGATGTGGGATACCCTGAATTTAGAGAAGCCAACAGAATTTTTTATATTTTCTGGGAAGCTTGCAAGGCGGACGATAGGTGTTTTGGGATGGCCTATCTAAAGATTAGGCGGTCAGGGTTTTCTTTTATGGGCTCATCTGAATGTGTAAATACAGGTACTTTAGCTAAAGATTCAAGGGTAGGCATTTTGTCCAAAACAGGTTCTGATGCTAAAAAAATGTTTACCGATAAGGTAGTTCCTCTTGCAAACAGACTTCCTTTTTTCTTTAAGCCCATACAAGACGGTATGGACAAGCCAAAGACCGAGCTGGCATTTAGGATACCAGCTTCTAAAATCACAAAAAAAAATATGCACGAGGTGGCTGCCCAGGAAATGGATGGCCTTGACACCACTATTGATTGGAAGAATACTGACGATAACTCTTATGACGGAGAAAAGCTACTCCTATTGGTTCACGACGAGAGCGGGAAATGGATTAAGCCCAACAACATATTAAATAACTGGCGTGTTACTAAGACGTGTTTGCGTTTAGGTAGCAGGATTATTGGTAAGTGCCTTATGGGTTCTACTTCCAACGCTCTTAATAAGGGTGGTTCTAACTTTAAAAAACTTTACGAAGACTCTAATGTTGAAACTAGAAACGCTAACGGTCAAACCAAGAGTGGTATGTATTCATTGTTTATTCCTATGGAGTACAACATGGAAGGATTTATTGACAGATATGGGCATCCAGTCCTTAACTCTCCTATAAAAGAAGTACGTGGTATTGATGACCGACCAATTCGTAATGGGGCAATTAATTATTGGGAGGCAGAGGTAGACTCCCTAAAGAATGACCCTGATGCTTTAAATGAGTTTTACAGGCAGTTCCCTAGAACTGAGTCTCATGCTTTTCGTGATGAAAGTAAGTCTTCTCTATTTAACCTTACCAAAATATATCAGCAGTTAGACTACTCAGAATCTTTAATTAAAGAACAGTATGTAACTAGAGGCTCTTTTGGGTGGCAAAACGGGCAGAGGGATAGTAAGGTAAATTTTTATCCTGATAAAAGGGGTAGATTTTATATTACATGGACACCCTCTAAAGGAATTCAAAATAATGTCATTGACAGGAATGGTAAGAAATACCCTGGTAATGAGCATATGGGGGCCTTTGGTTGTGATTCATATGACATATCGGGTGTCGTGGGGGGCGGTGGCTCTAATGGCGCACTGCATGGACTTACTAAGTTTAGTATGGAGGAGGCCCCTAGTAATGAATTTTTTTTAGAATACGTTGCTCGTCCTCAAACGGCAGAGATATTTTTCGAGGATGTGCTTATGGCATGTGTATTTTATGGCATGCCGATATTGATTGAAAACAATAAGCCTAGACTGCTATATCATTTTAAAAATCGTGGATACAGGGGGTTCTGTATGAACCGACCTGACAAGCCATTTATGAAGCTGTCTAAGACAGAGAAAGAGCTAGGGGGTATACCTAACTCAAGTGAGGATGTTAAGCAGGCACATGCTTCCGCCATAGAATCTTATATAGAAAAGTATGTAGGACTTGACTCTGAAGGCTCTTTTAGAGATAGTGACGAAATGGGAATGATGCCGTTCGTAAGAACACTAGAGGACTGGGCTAAGTTTGACATAAACAACCGTACTGCGTATGACGCTACAATTAGTTCAGGACTAGCTATTATGGCTACTCAAAAACACCTGTATTTGCCTGAGCATAAACAAACAAGAATTAGCGTTAACTTCGCTCGATACAGTAATAATGGAAATATTAGCGAGATAATAAGATGAAGGAGGTCACTATAAACATTTCATCCACGGGCTTCCCAAGTCAATTTGTATCTGATTCCGAAAAGGCGTCGGAAGAATTTGGATTGCAAATAGGGCAAGCCATTCAATACGAGTGGTTTAAAAAAGATGGCAACCAATGCCGATTTTACAATCAATGGCGTGACTTTAATCGTTTACGTTTATATGCTCGTGGTGAGCAGTCAGTAGCTAAATACAAAAACGAATTAGCCATAGATGGCGACCTGTCATACTTAAACCTTGATTGGACACCAGTTCCCATCCTACCTAAGTTTGTTGATATTGTTGTTAACGGGATGTCTGAGCGCCTATTTAAGGTAAAAGCATATGCACAAGATGCGCTTTCTCAATCTAAGCGTAGCGCTTTCCAAGACCTTATTGAAGGGCAAATGGTGGCAAAGCCATTTCTGGAAAATATTCAAAAGGGCAGTGGTGTAGACCCTTTTGTTGTTCCCTCAGATGAGCTTCCTAATTCAGATGAAGAGCTACAGCTTTTTATGCAGCTTAAATACAAGCCTGCAATTGAGATTGCGGAAGAGGAGGCGGTAAATACCATACTGGAAGAAAACCACTATAGCGACTTACGTAAGCGCCTTGATTATGACCTCACTGTATTAGGTATTTCAGTTGCAAAGTCTGAATTTTTAAAGGGAAGCGGGGTAGAGGTTAAGTATGTAGACCCTGCTAACGTAGTGTACAGCTATACTGAGGACCCACATTTTAAAGATTGTTTTTACTGGGGAGAAATCAAAACTGTTCCTATAAATGAACTTCTTAAAATTGACCCTACCCTAACTAAGGAGGACCTAGAAAAAATATCTAAATACGGTCAGAGCTGGTATGACTATTACAATGTAGCCCAGTACTATGACAATGATATTTTCTATCGTGATACCACTACCCTGATGTACTTCAACTACAAGACAACAAAAAAGATTGTCTATAAGAAGAAGATAGACGGAGACAACAAGCGAGTCATTGAGAAGGATGACCAATTCAACCCACCTGAAGAAATGATGCAGGATGGAAAGTTTGAGAAGCTTGAGAAGACTATTGATGTTTGGTATGATGGTGTGATGGTTATGGGAACTAACATCATACTAAAGTGGGAAATGGCGGAAAACATGGTGCGACCAAAATCCGCATCTCAACATGCTTTACCCAACTATGTAGCATGTGCCCCTCGCATGTACAAGGGTGTAATTGAATCTCTCACTCGTCGCATGATTCCATTTGCTGACTTAATTCAAGTAACTCATTTAAAGCTTCAGCAGGTAATTTCTCGAACTGTACCTGATGGAGTGTACATTGACGCGGATGGTCTTAATGAAGTTGACCTTGGCACTGGAAACGCATATAGCCCGTCAGATGCCCTACGATTGTTCTTTCAAACAGGAAGCGTAATTGGAAGGAGCTATACCCAGGATGGTGAATACAATCAAGGAAGGGTTCCTATTCAGCAGCTTACATCAAGTAGTGCCTCAGGAAAGGCTCAGATGCTAGTTCAGAACATGAACCACTACCTTCAGATGATTCGAGATGTTACGGGTCTCAATGAAGCGCGTGATGGCTCTACGCCTGACCCATACTCTTTGGTTGGTGTACAAAAGTTGGCGGCGTTAAATTCAAATACAGCCACACGTCATATTTTAGATGGAAGCCTTTATATGTTCCGAACCCTAGCTGAGGGCTTGACGTATAGAATTGGCGATATTTTACAGTACGCCGACTTTAAGGAACAGTTTATAAATCAAATTGGAAAGTATAATGTTTCGGTCTTGAAGGACATGAATGATTTATACATATATGACTTCGGGATATTTATTGAGGTAACTCCTGATGAAGAGCAAAAGGCCATGCTTGAGCAAAACATTCAAATGGCTTTATCTAAGGGAGATATTAATCTTGAGGATGCCATTGATATACGAGAGATTAAAAATCTTAAGCTCGCTAATCAGTTCTTAAAGATTAAGCGTGTGGCTAAGCAAGAGCGTGAAGAGCGGATGGCTATGCAGAATCAGGCTGTACAAGCTCAGCAAAATTTACAGGCTCAGCAGGCGGCTCAGCAGGCTCAGATGGAAAAAATGCAGATGGAGCTGCAGGGAAAGATGCAGCTTAAGCAAGCTGAAATTGCTTTTGAAATAGAGAAGCAACAAGCTGAAGCAAAACTGAAGAGTCAATTGATGGCTGAAGAGTTTAACTACCAAATGCAGTTAAAAGATGTTCTCGAATCACAGCTTCAGTCAAGAGAAACTCAAAGAGAAGAAGCTAAATCAAAACGTATTAGCCAACAAAATACACAACAGTCTAAACTAATAAATCAACGAAAGAATAATTTACCTTCAATATCATTCGAGTCTAATGAGGATAGCCTAGATGGCTTTGACTTGGCTGAGTTTAGTCCACGATAGGTAGAATAAATTAGTTACTTTCGTACAAATTAAATTCAATGGAAGATATTAAAGTGAAAGAAGTAGGAGTGGTAGAGGAAAAATCTATTCAGGAAAAGGAGCAAGAGCTTTTAAACGCTCATGAAGTAAATATTTCTGAAGTAGAATCTCCACAGGGAGACGATATTTTAAAAATTGACCTTAGAGATGTTCCGCAAAAATCTGAGCCTGCTGTAGAGGAACCTGCTGTAGAGGAACCTGCTGTAGAGGAACAGCCAGCGGGTATTAAGGAGGAAGACTTGATTAATGAGATTAAGTCTCGTTTGGGTATTGAAATCAATTCCCTTGAAGACCTAAAAACTGCTCGTGAGGAAAATGGAGATATGGATGAAGAGATGGCCGCCTTTTTTAAATACAAGAAAGAAACAGGCCGAAGCATCCAAGACTTTATTAAGCTCAATGAAGACTACTCATCTCTTTCTAATGAAGAAATGATAGCTGCTTACTTACGAGAAACTGAGATGGAAGAGGGTATGGATGATGACGACCTGGAGGTCATGCTTCAAGACTACCTTTATGATGAAGATTTAGATGACGAGGACTTTATTAAGAAGACTCGTTTGAAACAAAAGAAAATAGTTGCAAAGGCTAAGAATTACTTTGAAGAGTCTAAAGAGAAATATAAGGTTCCTGCTGAGTCAGCTGGGAACCCTTCTCTCTCTAGCTCTAAAGAGTATGAAGAGTACAAGCAATATTTAGCTAACGCTAAAAGCGAACAGGACGAATTACAACGTCGAAGAGACTGGTTTGTAGACAAAACAAATCAAGTGTTTAACCAAGAGTTCAAAGGTTTTGAGTTCAATATTGGTGACCGCTCTTTAGTTTATTCTCCTGCGGATAAAGATGAGTTGAGAAAGTTGCAGGACTCTCCTATGCCGTGGATTCAAAAACACACGGATGAGCAGGGTCTTTTAACTAACGCTCATGACTATCACCGTTCTTTAGCAATGGCAATGAATCCCGAAAAGTTTGCTGAGTTCTTTTATGAGCAAGGCAAGGCAGAGGCTGTGGATGACCTTATGAAGAAGACTAAAAACGTTAATATGTCTGACCGTTCGGTCCCTCAGATTTCTGCAAACAAATCAGGGATACAGGTACGGGCCGTCTCGCCATCGTCGGGGAGGGGGCTCAAAATTCGTAGTTCTAGAAATAGGACATAACTTTTAAAAATTAGAAAATATGGCGGTAAAATCAGACCCCACATATGCTCTGCAGCCTAGCTCAGAGCGAGTAGCTCTTCAAACGAACTACATCACTAACTTTAATTTCTTGAATCAGTATCTTCCTGATACTTATGAAAAGGAGTTCGAGCGATACGGCAATCGTACAATTGCCTCTTTCCTTCGTATGGTAGGTGCAGAGATGCCCTCTAACTCTGACCTCATCAAGTGGGCAGAGCAAGGTCGTCTCCACACGAAGTACGTTAACTGTTCATCTGACGGTGCTGCTACCGATGGTACAGCTACCATTACGGTAAATGATGCTACTGCGCCTACTGCGCCTGGACAGGTTGTCCGCGTTGGACAAACAGTTGTTATCTCTGATAATGCAGGTTCTGGTCAGAATAAGGCAATTGTAACAGCGGTATCTCCTACTGCAAATACTTTTGATGTTGCATACTACGAGTCCACAGGACAAGTCGGAGGGGCAGGTTTGACTCGTACTGTATTTATTTACGGTTCTGAGTTTAAGAAAGGCACCTCTGGTATGGAAGGTTCTCTAGAGGCTGATGACAACATTTTCGATAACTCACCTATTATCCTTAAGGATAAGTATGCTGTCAACGGCTCCGATATGGCGCAAATTGGATGGGTAGAGGTGACTACTGAAAATGGAGCTACAGGCTACCTGTGGTATATGAAGTCAGAGCACGAAACACGATTGCGATTTGATGACTACCTAGAGACATCTATGCTTGAAGCGGTTCCTGCTGAAAACCCTAGTGGCGGTACACAATCAGGAGCCCACGCTGCTGGATTTAAAGGGTCCGAGGGTGTGTTCTACGTTGTGAATAGCCGTGGTAACGTATACAATGGGGGTAACCCTACTGCTCTTGCAGAGTGGGACACTGTTATCAGCCGCTTGGACAAGCAGGGAGCTATTGAGGAAAACGTAATTTTCGTTGACCGTCAGTTTAGCTTCGATATTGACGATATGTTAGCTGCTCAGAACTCTTACGGGGCTGGTGGGTCTTCATATGGTTTGTTTGACAATGACAAAGACATGGCCTTGAACCTTGGTTTCACAGGATTCCGCCGAGGCTATGACTTCTACAAGTCAGATTGGAAGTACTTGAATGACCCAACAATGCGTGGTGGCCTCCCATCAGGAGCAGGTTCAGGCCGTATTAATGGCTTGTTGGTCCCCGCAGGGTCTACCTCAGTGTATGACCAAATTTTAGGTAAGAACGCCAAGCGACCTTTCCTCCATGTCCGTTATCGCGCTTCAGAGACTGAAGACCGTCGATATAAGACTTGGATTACAGGTTCAGCAGGAGGGGCTTCTAATTCATCCTTGGATGCGATGGAAGTACACTTCTTGTCAGAGCGAGCTGTTTGCACTTTGGGTGCTAACAACTTCTTCTTGTTTGAGGAATAATGTTTAGAAGGGGTGGGGGTTCAAACCCCCACCCCTTTTTTTAAATCAAATTAATTTTAATTGAATATCATGTCTACAGTAAAAGTTTCAGTCGATAAATTTTATAGACTTAAAACCAAATTCACTCCACTTTCTTTTTTCATTCCCACCTCAGGAAGTAAGCGACAACCGCTATTGCACTGGGATGAAAAGACAGGGACTAATCGAGTTCTACGTTACTCTCCTAACCAGAAGTCCATTTATGAGGATGAGCAGGATAACAACGTGCTTCGTGAGCCAATCATTTTTGAAGACGGGCAGCTTTTTGTTCCTCGCACAAATCCTTTGCTTCAAGAATTTTTAGAGATTCACCCCTTGAACAACAAGAAGTTTGAGGTAATCGACACTGAAAAGGAAGCCTCTAATGTTGTAGAAAGCTTAAATATGGAAGTAGACGCTCTTATTGAGTGCCGAAACCTAGGTATTGAGCAAGTAGAGAATATCGTTCGTGTTGCCTTTGGGGAAGACCCGTCTACCGTAACCAGTGCAGAGCTAAGGCGTGACCTATTAATTTTTGCAAAAAACAACCCGAAGGATTTTTTGCAAATTTTAAATGACCCCAACCTAGCGTTACAGTCTAGCGTAAGCAGGTTCTTTTCTAATAAGCTATTGACCTTTCGAAGAAATAAGAAAGAGGTCTGGTTTAACACGCCAAGCAACAAAAAGAAGATGTTGACCATACCACTGGGTGAAGACGCCTACCATGCTTGTGAGCAGTACTTCATGACCGATGAGGGTGTAGAGGCTCTTAAGTCATTAGAGAATTACATGAATGAGTAGTTACTTACTTATATTGCAAGAGAAGAAAGGAGCCAATAGGCTCCTTTTCTTTTTTATCTATCTTTGAAAAAAGGCTTTTCTATGATTAATTCGGTAAGAAACACGGTTCTTGGTATTCTAAACAAGAATAACTATGGATATATATCGCCCCAGGATTTTAACTTATATGCTAAGCAAGCTCAGCTAGAATTATTTGACGATTATTTTTCCGATTACAATGATGCCATAAACAAAGAAAACAGCAGGGTATCGGGAACGGAGTATGCTAATATGTCAAAACAAATTATTGAGGTAATAGATTATTTTTCCGTTACACGTAACCTTCCTCATTTTCAGAACAATCAGTTTTATCTTCCCTCCACCCAGCAGGGGGCTTCATCTACAGGGGATGATTTTTATTTAATGAATAAAGTACTATGCTATGACTCTTCTTCTTCTCCTCGCACTTTCAGGGGGGAAGCGGAGTCAGTAAGTCACAGTAAGATTACTCTTTTAAATAACTCCCTCCTTACGGCCCCTGATACCACGTATCCTGCGTATGTAATTGAAGGTCCGTATATTACGGTGTATCCAAATACATTCAATTCACTGTCTGAGGTTGAGGCTCAATATATCAGGTATCCATTTGCACCTAAGTGGACGTTTACCAATGTCACGGGTGGAGAGCCTGTTTTTGACAGTAGCCAACCTGACTACCAAGACTTTGAACTTTCCGTTGATGACGAGTATATCTTGGTAAATAAAATACTTCAGCAGGCAGGAATGGAGATTAGAGAACAGGCTGTCGTTCAGTACGCAACGACAAAAGAAACCCTCAATGCTCAATAACTATGGCATATATTACTGACTATCAATATTATGAGAATGGAGGTTTAACTCCAGAAGATGCTAATTGGGGAAGCTATCAATACGTGAGCCTGACCGATATAGTCAACAATTTTTTGTTGATGTATAGCGGTAACCACTCTTTAGTAAATAATGAGGAGCGATATAAAATATTGTTTCATGCTAAGCGCGGCATACAGGAGCTCAACTATGACTCTTTAAAAGAAATTAAAATACTCCAGCTAACTGTATCTCAAACTCTTCGGTACATCCTTCCTTCTGACTACGTAAACTGGGTGCGTATTTCCTTATATAAGGATGGTGTCCTTCGCCCGCTAAGCGAAAATATTCAAACCAATTGGAGTGGGGCATATTTACAGGATAATAACTATCGTATTTTATTTGATGAGGAGGGGAATACATTGAGCCCTGAGATGTCAAACCTTGACTATGAGCGAATCACTAATTCCAAAAAAAGCATTTACCTCAACCAGAACAACCCACAGTTTGATGGTGTAGAAGGGTGGTTTGTTGATGGAGCGTGGTGGTTTGATTATCAGATAGGGGCCAGGTTTGGTTTAAATACAGAAACAGCAAATGCCAATCCTACCTTCAGCATAGACAAAAAGGGAGGCGTAATCAATTTTAGTTCTGGAATGAGCGAAGAATCGTGTGTCCTTGAATATGTATCAGATGGTATGGAAGGGGGTGTTAATTCAGCTATCAGCCTCAACAAGATGTTTGAGGAGTACATTTATGCATATATCCAGTATTCTATTTTAGATGCTAAGTTTGGAGTTCAGGAATATGTGGTTAATCGAGCAAAAAAGAAGAAATCTTCACTTCTTCGTAATGCTAAAATAAGAATGAGTAATATCGACCCTGGTAAGCTGTTGATGAACCTACGTGGTCAGGACAAGTGGATAAAGTAATATGGCCAATACAACTAGGAACTTTCTAAAGGGGCGTATGAATAAAGCGCTTGATAAACGCCTTATTCCTGACGGTGAGTATACAGATGCTTTAAATATTAGACTTGGGTCTACAACTGAAGGAGACATAGGAAGCCTTGAGAATTCAGAGGGTAACTCTAAAATTCTAGATTTAACTTTTAATGATGTACGGTTTGGAGATAATGCTATTTGTTTAGGGGCTTTTGAGGATGGTGCTAATGAAACAATGTACTGGTTTGTCCACCAGCCCTCTGGTTTTACCCAAAGCGCCACGGGTAAGATAGATGCCATTGTTTCATACAATGCTCTTACAGGAAGCTCTACGTACCACCTTGTAAGCTGTGATGATGGTGGAGGAATTGACACCACGCTTAATTTTAGCGAGAAGCATCTTATCAATGCTGTAAACTTAGTTGATGACCTGTTATTCTTTACAGACAACTATAATCCTCCTCGCAGGATTAACGTAAAAAAATCTTATCCTCAGCCTATATCGTATATAGATGATACGATTGTATATGATGACATATTGGTTGTCAAGGCACCCCCCTCTTCCTCTCCTAATATTTCAAGTTCTTTAGTGGGTGGGCAAGAAAATTTTTTAGAAGAGAAATTTATCTGTTTTGCTTACAGGTATAGGTATGAGGAAGATGAATATTCGGCTACTTCAGAATGGTCTAAACCATCTTTTTCACCTAAGCCTTTTTCATTAAGCTCTTCTTCATACCTGAATGAGGGTATGACAAACTCTACTAATAGCTGCACTATTACGTTTAACTCAGGCAATGACCTAGTCGTAGGTGTTGACCTTTTGTTTAAGGAAATAGCCAATAACACAATTTTTGTAATTGAGAAATTAAACAAAGTAGAGCAGGGTTATCTAGATAACACAGACTACCAGTACTCATTTACAAATAGCAAAATATATACTGTTCTTCCTAGTGAAGAAATACTTAGGGCATATGACAACGTCCCGCTGTTGAGTAAGGCTCAAACGATAATGGGTAACCGTCTTATGTATGGTAACTATGTTGAAGGTTGGAACTTAAATGACAAAAACGGAAACGCTACTCAGCTGTCATATCAAACCGTAAAGAGAAAAGAAGAAATAGATATCCAAGAAATAGATAATGTTCTTAGTGATTGGGAGTATGACTATGGCCCTTCCCCTGATTATCAAGTAGATAATTGTAGAATAACGCTGCAGCTCGCAGATATAGAAGGCTCTTTAGTTCAAGGTAGCTCTATTACCATGAACTTACAGTTCAGCCATGAATCATTTCAAAACAATGGAATGGCTGCCGTCCCCACTGTTCAAACTCAAGGAGCAGAACTTACTTGGACGTATATACTACCGCAAGATTTTGCGACGGTTACAGAGTTATTTAATTATGCAAATTTTCAAAACTCTATAGGTACATCAAGTAATATTGAAGACAATCCTGATGATTACTGTAGTGGTATTACTTTAACTGACTTGTTTAATTGTGCGTTACTGGACGCACTTACGGGAGGGAGTAGTACTGTGTATAAATATAAAAGTGGCATTGACGCAGAATCAGAGCCTGTATTAGCTACTCATAGCCCAGGGAGTAGTAATATTACTTTTCAGTTTCCTGCTATGCGCTATGTGGAAAACCCTAGCAGCCCTAGCATTGGTGTATACGAGTACTATAGTGTTAATCCCATTGAAACTTTTTTTCAAAAAACCAATAACACTCAAAGCCTTCACAGCAATAGAGGGTATGAAATTGGTATTGTTTATATGGATGATTTCAGTAGGGCCACTACAGTATTAACTAGCGACAATAACACAGCTTTCTTTCCCTGTGGGGATTCATTGACCAAGAATAGTATTCAAGTAACTATACCACCCAATCAGGTGGCTCCTTACTTTGCTAAACGGTATAGGTTTGTAATTAAGGCTGATGCCGATACATATGACACTATATACTCTAGCATATATTTTTATGACCCGATTAGCGCTCATAATTATTTTTTAGTAGAAGGAGAGAACGCAGCAAAGTCTCAGGAGGGCACTCGGCTAATTGTAAAGAAGGATGTTGACGGACCAATTCGAAGTTGTGTATACGCTACTGTCCTTTCAAAAACAGTAGAGCAGCAGGGCTTTATATTGGAGGATGATGAAAACTACATAGTTCCTCAAGGAGTATATCTGAAGATAAAAGTTGATGGATTTAATGCCTCTCTAGGGGCTAATTCCTTTATTAATCCTGGCACTCAAACAGAAGTAAGTAAAAGCAATGGATTTGCACCTACAATTGGCTATGAGGGGCTTAGCGGCCCCGCTAATTCATCGGGAGACTATCAGGTTCTTGACATCCCTGGAGGCAGCAAGATTAAATACAAATTTAAATTTACTCGCCTTGGCAGGAAGGATGGGGAGCAGAGCACCTGCGGAAGACGCACATATGAAATAGAGCAGACATTTACGGCATCTACCGATTATGACGATATAATTGCTTGGTTTAATGGCGATGGTATCGAAGCGTCTCTAGATAATGGAGTTGCTTATGTAGGTGGAGGCGGAGCGCCTTTTGTTCATACATACATAAGCAGTGTAACAAATACTGCAAACAACAACTATGGTCTAAGCCCAACTTACACTACAAGCGATGTCATCGCTTATCGCTGGTATAAAAGTACTGAAACCAATGAAATTAGGTTTGTGATTTCAGCTACACCTGCGTGCGGGTCAAGCGAAAAAAAACAATCTAAAGTTGAGGTTACCTGGGAGGTAGTCCGTTCAGACGACTTGGTTGTCTTTGAAACTGAACCTATTTCTGCTGCTCCTGACGTGTGGTATGAAAGCTCTGAGTCTTATTCAATTGACAACGATGGTAACCACAGCGGCAATGTTGTCAATCAAGATGTTATAGCGGGAACAACGGGCGTTGTTGATACTGCGTTTTTCAACTGTTTTTCTTACGGGAATGGTGTAGAAAGCTATAAGGTAAGGGACTCAGCTGCAGGAAGGGTTCTTTCTTTAGGCAATCGGGTAACCTCTGTAAGTGCTCAAGACTATAAACAGGCTCACCGTTTTTCTGACATTACGTACAGCGGAGTTTTTAATAACGAGACCAACGTAAATAAGCTCAACGTATTTAACCTTGGGCTTGTAAACTTCCAAGCACTTGAAGAATCATTTGGCCCTATTCAAGTTCTTTATGGAAGAGAAACAGATGTATTAATACTTCAGGAAGACAAGATATCATATGTTCTTGCGGGTAAGAATTTACTTTCAGATAGTACGGGAGGGGGCGCGGTATCCTCTGTGCCTGAGGTGCTCGGAACTCAGATAGCCCGCATAGAGGAGTATGGAATTAGCAATAATCCTGAGAGCTTTGTTAGGTATGGGCCCGATTCTTTCTTTACAGATGCAAAGAGGGGGGCAGTAATTAACCTTAGAGGAAGCGGCCCTCAAGAGCAGCTCACTGTTATTTCTGAGCAGGGGATGCGGGCATGGTTTAGGGATATGTTTATATCCAACTTTAACACTCAAAAACTAGGGGGTTTTGACCCTTACATGAACGAGTACGTGCTTGCAAATAAAACCACTTTGCTGCCCGTTGAAGAGAGCTGTTCGGAATGCGGTCTTAATAGGAACTTTGTTATAGAGGATTCATCTAGTACTAATTTTTGTGTAGAGTTTGGTACAGGAGTAGGTGATGTTACATACACATTTTATATGCCTGTTGATTCTGGGGCAAGCATTACGTTTAATGTAGATGGAGCTTCGCAAGGGACATATACTAACTCAGGTTCTTTTATCGTAAACTCAGGCGTTACTAATACCAAGTCTCAAATCGAGATAGTCAATTCAGGCACAGAGGTTAATCTAAATCTTACGGTATCATGCCCTGAGCTGGTTGACCTAAAACTAGTTTTGGTTACCTTGAATAGCAGCGGCTCACAAGGAAAAACCATTCATAACCAATATGGTTTTGTGGAGGGGACTTACGTGTCTCCTACCCAGTCAACTCCTATTACAGTTGATTACTTAACGGGATTGCTTATTGGCGGATTTTTGTCTGACTATCAAATAATTAATGGGCAACAGGGTATTGGAGCTGTTCCTACAAATTCATCTACCGTTACGCTAGGCTCTAACAAGACATCAACGGATACATTAGATTTTGATGTTACTTACAATAAGTTTTACTGGCTTGCCAGCAATACTTTATATGAGGCCACCTCTTCAGACATACAGTCGTTAATCAGTAACGCCAATTCTTTTATTGCCACTCAGACCACTATTCAGCCTTTTACGGGTAGCTTCACTGCTCCAGCTAACTTAAACACCTATACGTACCTGTATTTGGTTTGGGACTATAGGGTTCCTACGCTCACTTCTTTGTGTTATTCAGCAAGTTCTTCGGGAGATGCTTGCTGCAGCTGCGGATGTACTGGTGGTAGTACTATAACTGTAGAGAATAACAACAACAGCCAAATTACCTTTAGGTATGCTGATTGCACAGCCAGAGAAAGGTACATAAGTTTAGCAGCTAATCAAGGAGTTTCAGTTTGCTCAAATTCTTCTACAATTTTTGTTACGTCGGGAGACCCGAATAATGTTGTTCAATATGTAAGTTCATGTGGTTGTTGTCCAGAATAAATTAAACTATGGGTCTAATATCAGAATACATACTCGACGGAGCGACATTAGAGACGTCCACCACCTGTTCTTATAGCAATGGTACAGCAGCCCCTGATGGATGGTACTCTAACGGTCTAACTCACAGGTACCTAACAGGAGGGTTTTTCTATTCACCTGCAGTAGATTGTGATTGCACTACAGCATGCCCTATATCAATAAACCGTCCCCTTGCCTCTAGCACTGATTACTATCAGTTTAGCACAGGCCCTGATGCGGGTGTCGTGCAAATAAAGCTTACCATGGGGAACGGCAGACCCCCTGTAGGCGTACAGGTAAATAGCACTACAGGGGTATTCACCAATAGATGGTCAAGCCCATCGGGTGGGCATATTAGAACTGCGAGTGGACCGCTTTTTTTAGGAGACTCAAATGAGGATACGGGACTTGTTGCAAATTCACCATGGACTACAGCTGAAAGAACTTATTATGATGGTACATGGACAGATGTAGGAAGCGATGTTACTAATTATCTTGCGACAGCTAACCTTAGCCTTAGTAATTCTAACCCAGGGACGCTAATACTTCCTGTGTCTAAGGCGGCGGCTGGTTTAGCTGTTGTAACTGTAGCTACAACAATGGTAACCACAGGGTCAGCCCTAGGGTATACTCTGGAGTGTGCCTGTGCCGCTGTTCTTCCAGAGTCGGATAGGTGGTTAAGCACTAGTGAGGGGCAAAATTGTTCAAATGCAGCTGTATTTCCTCTAGCGTCTTATTTGCTTAGTGTTCAAGACCCACCTTCAGCAAATCCTAACGTAGGTGATTTTTTGTTTACAGACAACATAGGCTCTGATTATCGGGCGAATGGCAACTACGTTATCAAAAAAGGAACTGTTAAATGGCAAATAGCTTTACAAGATGGTATAATCACCTTCGCAATACTCTGTACATAATAAATTTTAATTATGCCTGTTCTTAACGAAAACTATACCCTTACGTTTAGCCCTGGATACCAGGGGTGGCCCTCTTTCTATTCTTATGAGCCTGAGTTCATAAAGCACATGAACCAGTATTTGTACACGTTCAAGGGTGGAACTATATATCGCCACAACAACAGCGGCGTAAATCGCAATGAATATTACGGCTTAGCAAACCCTTCTACTGTTACTACGGTGATGAACCAAGAGCCTTTGATAAATAAGATATTTAAGACAATTTCGCTAGAGGGAAACGAGCCGTGGGGCGCCACCCTTACTAGCGACCTTCAAACTACGGGGTTTATTAACTCAGAGTACTTTGTTAAGAAGGAGTCTGATTGGTTTTCTTTTGTAAGAAACGAGGGCACAACACCAGCCACTCCCACTGAGGAGTACCCTCTTCGGTCTATAAATGGAATTGGAAATACTTTAACCTTTAGTGACGATGCAGGTGTAATTACCCTTAGCTTTCCACTTACCCTAAATATTGGAAGCATATTAAGCGTGGGCGATTCTATTTATCTGGGAGAGCCAGTGGTATACCCTGCTGTGCTTACGCCAATTTATTCAGGAGTAGTCAATAGTGTTAATGTTGACCTAGAAAATGGTATAAATAACGTTGTTTATACTCTAGATACTAGCGGTGGGGGTCAAGCCCCTACGATTCCCGTTCTTTATGTTATGTTTATCAAAAACCAGGTGGCTGAATCTAACGGAATTCTAGGGCACTACGGTGAGCTCACTTTGACAAATAACTTAACCACCCCTGTTGAGCTTTTTGCAGTTAAATCGGAAGCTATGACTTCGTTCCCGTGAACTGATTATCTTTGAATTTGTGAACGAACTTCAGGCCATACTAAACCAACCCAACGCAACGGCAGATTCACTGCTTTATCATGTGCATAAAGAGAGAGGTCTACTGTGGGAGGATATTGCTCGTTTTAGTGAGCAGCTCCAGGAGATATCAGGAGTAGCTATTCATCATACCAAAGAGATGGAGGAGCAGTTCCCTGTTAACCACAACTTAAAAAATGGTATGTACACAAGAGAGGTGCTAATGCCAAAGGGGACTTTAGTTGTAAGTTTTATTCATAAGCAAGACCACCCATCGTTTTTTATGAAGGGAAGCATGTCTATACTTCTGGACGATGGACATGTTAAACATATTAAGGCGCCCATGACTGTCTTTACCGAGACAGGAACACAGAGGGTGGCATACATGCACGAAGACTGTGTTTGGGCTTGCGTGTATAAGACTGATGCCGAAACTGTTGAGGAGGCTGAAAAGGAGGTATATACCACCGACTATAAGGAGTTACCTGAGCACATCATCTTTAAACAACAATTGTTATGTCAGGAATAGTAGCAGGAATTAATGCTGGAATTGCTTTAACCACAATGGCAGTTTCTGCACGTCAGAAAAACAAAGCCGAAGACAACGCTTTAAAGGCAGAACAAGCGGCCAGTAAAGCCGTGGCTGAAGCACGTTCAAAGCTTGATGTTAACTATCAGGAAGGGCGAACTATAAGTAAGGACCCGTACACCATGGCTATTGAGCAATCTCTATCTCAAGGCGCATCAAGCGTTCAGGCTGCTCAAGAGGCGGGAGCCCGTGGTCTTGCTCAGGTCGGCAGGATTCAGATGGCCCAAAACCAGATGGCTGAAGGGCAAAGGGTAGGATACGGTCAAGAACTTCAGCAGCTTGATAAAGATATACGAGCTGAAGACAGCCGCCTTCGGGATGTGAAAACTCAGATTGACTTGCAAGAAGCTGCGGGTGCGCAAGAAGCTGCCGCCATGTATGACGAGCAGGCAGCAGCCGCTAAAGCCGCTATGATTCAGAGTGGTATTGACGTAGCTGCGGCAGGTGCTTCAGCTCTTCCTCTTTATTCGCAGAACAGTAAAGCACAGCA